CTGTAAAAGCATTTGAATATCAAGATCATGAAGCACATATTGCTGTTCATATGGCGGGAATGCAAGACCCTGAACTCGCTCAAATGGTTGAGCAAAGTCCATCAGCAAATAGTATTTTAATGGCAGCAGAAGCTCATATTAGAGAACATTTAGCTTTTCAATATAGAGATGATATTGAAAAAGAATTGGGATCACCATTACCTCCTCTTGGAGAACCATTACCGCCTGATGTTGAGAAAAGATTATCAGACCTTGTTGCACAAGCTGCTGAAAAATTATCATTGCGTAAACAAGCTGAAATGCAACAACAAAAAGCTATGGAACAAATGCAAGACCCAATTATACAACAAAGAAATAGAGAGCTTGATATACAAGAAGGCGAGTTAATAAGAAAAGCTGAAGCAGATAAAGCTAAAGCATCTATTAACCAACAAAAAATTAAATCTGATGTATTAAAACAAGTAATGAAACTTCAATCAGATCAAAAAATAGAAGGTGCAGAACTTGGTGTAAGAATAGGAGAAGCGTTACTTGAAGCATCAATTAAAGATGGTGATGCTGATTCACAAGATTTTGTTGAAGGTGTTAAACTTGCAATAGAAATACAAAAAGAGTTGCATAATCAAAAAATTGGAAGTAAATTATAAAAAAATTTATAAAAGGGATAGAAATGAAAAATTTAACGATATTGATATTACCATTATTTTTAATGGCTTGTGGATCATCTAGGATAATGCTTAATGCAGATATTCCTCAAGACACAGAAATAACAATCGAAATTTCAACTGATAATACTACTGAATAATTATATTCTGAGGGAGACATGGCAGATACAAGTTTTAGTGTTTTAAGAGACACTCTTCAAAAAGAAATTAACACTTTAAGCGAAAGACTTATGCACGGAAGTGCAAGAGATTACTACGACTATAAAAAAATAACTGGAATTATAGAAGGTTTAAATATTGCTATTCGAGAGATTAGTACTATGGAAAATCGTTATTTGGAGGATTAAATGGGAGTACCATCAGAAATGCCTAAAAAAAGTAAATTATCAAAAGTAACTGATAAACGAAAAATAAAAGAAGAAGAAGAAAAGCAAGAAGTTGCTTCTCAACTTCCTGAACCGAAAGGATACAGGATTTTAATTGCTTTACCATCACCTGAAGATAAAACTTCTGGTGGTATTTATAAGACAGAAAGTGAACTACATACGGAAGAGATTGCCACAGTAGTAGGTTTTGTGTTAAAAATGGGTGAAGATTGCTATGATGACAAGAAGAAATTCCCATCAGGAGCATGGTGTAAAGAAGGCGATTGGATTGTTTTCCGTGCTTTTACAGGTACACGCTTAAAAATACATGGAAAAGAATTCAGAATTATTAACGATGACAATGTAGAAGCAGTTGTCGAAGACCCGAGAGGTATTGAAAGAGTATGACTGAAACACAACTAGCCGAAGAGAATCAAGAAGCACAACCGCTTCCTGAAACTCAAACAACTGAAGAAAAATTTTTAGGAGTCAAATCTACAGTAGGCACAGACAAAGACTCAAATATTGAAATAGAAGTGGTTGACGATAGACCTGAAGAGGATAGAAAACCACCGAAAAAAGAAAGCAAAGATGAAAATTCTCAAGAAATTGAAGATGTATCTGATAATGCTAATAAAAGAATACAAAAATTAAAATATGATTATCACGAAGAAAGAAGAGAAAAAGAAAAAGCTATGCGTCTCAGGGATGAAGCCGTAGATTATACTAAAAGAGTTGTTAATGAAAATCAACGACTTGCTCGTCTTGTTGGTAGTGGTCAAGAAGAACTTATTAAACAAGCTAAAGATAAAGCTGAGTTTGCTAAACAAGCAGCAACAACAAAATATAAACAAGCATATGAAGCTGGTGATGCTGAAGAAATAGCTAAAGCACAACAAATACTTACTGATGCTACACTTGCAGCACAACAAGCTGAAACATTACCACAACAAGTTGCTAATCAAGTTTATCAACAAGAACTTGCTGATAAACAAAATCAACCACAAAGTGCACAAACTGCACAACAACCTACAGTTCCAAAACCTGATGAAAAAGCCATTGCTTGGCAAGAAAAAAATAATTGGTTTGGTGCTGATGAAGAAATGACAAATTTCGCATATGGTGTTCACGCAAAACTAGTAAAAGAAAATGTTGACCCGACATCTGATGAGTATTATGATCGGATTGACAAAAGAATGAAGGAAGTATTTCCTGATTCATTTGATATCGTACCTCAAGAAAACGAAGTAGCAGAAACTTCTGAGGAACGCAAGTCGCCAATATCTACAGAAGATGTAGTAGCTCCTGCGACTAGAAATAATGGAGCAAGACCTAAAAAGGTCAAACTTACTGCTACTCAAGTTTCTCTCGCAAGGAAACTTGGAATAACGCCTGAACAATATGCGGCAGAACTTATAAAGGATAGAAAATGAATAAAAACATTAAAGATACCCAAAAAGAAGATCAAGTAGTTGGAAAAAATAACCAACAACAAGATCAAATTGAAGCAGAAGTGCTTGAAACTGCCGATAGTGAAGGCGTAAGCCGCACACCACGACAAGCTCGTGATGATAACCAAAGAGCTGACACGCAGCGAACTCAAGCGTGGCAACCACCTTCAGTACTTCCTGATCCAAAACCACAAGATGGTTTTGTATTTAGATGGATTAGAACTTCACTTGTAGGTCAATCTGATAACCCTAATGTATCATATAGATTTAGGGAAGGATGGGAGGCGTGCAAAGCTGAAGATCACCCTGAACTGAAAATCTTAGTTGATCAAAACTCAAGATGGGCAGATGATGGATGTGTTGAAATCGGTGGTTTATTACTATGTAAAGCTCCTGTTGAAATGGTGGAAGCCAGAAGAGACTATTATAATAATTTAGCCCAACAACAGGTAGAATCCATAGATAACAATTATTTAAAAGAAAATGATCCTAGAATGCCAATGCTAGAACCGCAAAGGCAATCAAGGGTTACATTTGGTAAACATTAATAACTAAGGAGTAAGTTATGGCTACAACAGCTACACCTATGGGTGCAGAGCCAGTAGGAACTACTTCAGCTAGTGGATCATTTAGTGGAAAAACAAGACATATTCCGATTGCATCAGGATATGCCACAAGTATTTTCTATGGTGATTTCGTCAAGCTAGTAGATAATGGAGCAACAACAACTATCGCTAAAGATACTGGAACTGCTACATTAACACCTATTGGTATCTTTTTAGGAGTTAGATATACTGACCCTAACACCAATCAACTTACCTTTGCTCAATCTTACAACCAACCAATTGCTGCTTCTGATATCGAAGCGATTGTTTTAGACGATCCTAATGTCGAATTTAGAATACAAGCAGATGGTGCTGTAACGAAAGACGCATATGGTAAAAACGCAGGCGTTGTACAAACAGCAGGAAGTGCAGACATCGGTAGAAGTAAAAATGCACTTGACGCTAGTACAGTCGCTACTACTAACACTCTACCACTTCGTATACTTGGATTCGTTGAAAGCGGAGAAAGCACAGCAGGAGATGCATATACTGATCTTATTGTGAAATTCAACGCTGGAATGCACGCATACGATAAAGCAACAGGCGTATAGGAGGAATAAGATATGGCAATTTCAAGAGCCCAGATGCTTAAAGAACTCTTACCAGGCTTAAATGCTTTGTTTGGTTTAGAGTATGAAGGATACGATTCAGAACACGCAGAAATTTATGAAAGCGAAAATTCTGATCGTTCATTTGAAGAGGAAGTAAAACTTTCTGGTTTTGGTCAAGCACCAGTAAAAAATGAAGGAGCAGCAATGACTTATGATTCTGCTCAAGAATCTTTTACAGCTAGATATAACCACGAAACAATTGCTCTCGGTTTCGCAATTACTGAAGAAGCTATGGAAGACAATCTATACGATAGTCTATCAAGCAGATACACGAAAGCACTAGCTAGAGCAATGGCTTATACTAAACAAGTAAAAGCTGCATTTCCTTTAAACAATGGATTTACTAACGCATATCAATCAGGAGATGGTGTAAATTTATTTACTGCCACTGGTGATGGTGTTGCAGGAGGTGATGGTCACCCACTAGTTAATGGTGGTAAGAACAGTAACCGCCCTGTAACAGCTGCAGACCTTAATGAAACATCATTAGAAGCTGCAATAATCGACATTTCTGGTTATACTGATGAGAGAGGATTATTAGTAGCAGGTCGTGCAAGAAAACTTATTGTACCATCTAATCTAATGTTCGTTGCTCAAAGGATACTAGCAACCGATTTAAGACCAAATACTGCTGATAACGATATTAATGCTATTAAATCATTAGGAGTAGTTCCACAGGGTTACTCAGTTAATCACTATTTAACTGACACTAACGCTTGGTTCTTACTAACTGATATACCTAATGGTATGAAGCATTTCGTTAGAACACCATTAGAAACAGGTATGGATGGCGATTTCGACACAGGTAATGTGAGATATCGTGCTAGAGAAAGATACAGCTTTGGCGTATCAGACCCTCTAGGTATATACGGAAGCCCTGGTTCTTCATAGGTTTTAAGCGTATAAAACATTTAAAGGAGGATGTCTTGCATCCTCCTTTTTTTTGGAGTATCTTAAAGATAATAAAAACGAATCACTTGACTAACTTCGGTTAGACAACCCAACGACAAGGAGATTAACATGGGTAAAACAACATTTTCAGGTCCAATTAAAGCGGGCACTATTAACGATACAACAGGTACAACAGTAGGAACTAATGTTACTAATGTTGGTTCTGTAGTAATGTCACAATCAATTTTAGCAGATATCACAGGTGCAAGTCATCTTAACCAAAGAGTTGCAGTCGTTCCTGCAAACTCACAAATTGTAGATGTTATTTTAAATGTAACAACTGCAAGTAATGATGGCGGTGCAGCAACAATTTCAGTTGGTACTGCAGCAGACGCAGATGCCTTTTTAGGTACTGTTAATGTAAAAGCTGTTGCGACAACACACGGAACTTTAGATACTGAAGCTACAAATGTAGGAACAACTGATTTAGAAGTTCTTGCTGACTTTACAGGAGCTAATGGTAACGGAACAGCAGGTGTTGCTACAGTTACTGTTCTTTATGTTCAAAACAATAATCTTTCTTAATTATTCCATACGGAATATTTAAATAAGGAGACATAAATGTCAGAAGAAAAAGAAACTAAAACTAAAACAAAAACTAAATCTAAAGCTAAAAAAACAACAG